TTTCAAAAATCTGTGTCTAAAGGTTCTGCTAAACCTGAATATGAGAAAAGCGATAAACCAAAAACTGAAGATATTATATAATTCACTAAGTGAATACTTCGGAGATAGAATGGCGACGGGAGACTGTCGCCATCTTTAGAAAACATAGAGAGATATAGATATGAATGATTTTATAAAATGCTTTACGGGGTTACAACGTAATTTTGGTTTTTGTAACATAAGTAATGGATATACAGATCCTAATACAGGTAAAATAAAATTTAATGCAGGTGATTATGGTTGGTCAGGTAAACCAATTACTGAAGATGATTACAGACTTCACTTACATGGAAAAAAATCTATAGGTATTCAACCTTGTGATGATAATGGTTTAGCATGTTTTGGTGCAATAGATATTGATCCTAAAGTATATAAAGATTTAGATATAAAAAAATATTTAGATATTATCCAAGAAAAAGAATTACCACTAATACCAATTAAATCAAAAAGTGGTGGACTTCATTTATATTTATTTACTAAAGAATTTGTTAAAGCTAAAGTTATTAGAGATTTTTTAGAGCAAGTATTATTTTTATTTAAGTTACCAATCACAACAGAAATATTTCCTAAGCAAACTAAACTAGGAAGTGATACAAATGGTAATAAAGTAAATGGTAATTTTATAAATTTACCTTACTTTAATAAATCAGAGAGAGTAGCATTAGATCCTTCTGGAAAAGAAATGCCATTAGATTTATTTTTAAAAGTTGTAGAAATAAATAAAGCTGATATCGAAAAATTAGAAAACGTATCTAATGATTTAATTAGAAAAGAACTAACAGGTGGTGCAGAAGAATTTAAAGATGGTCCACCATGTCTAGAAATTTTATCTAAAAACAAAATGACTGATGGTAGAGATAGATTTTTATATAACTACATGGTTTTTGCTAAGAAAAAATATCCTGACAATTGGGGTAAGATGGTTTTAAAAGCGGGTAGAAATTATTTTGAATTCGATCAGATATGGACTGATAATTATATTGAGAAGAAAATAAAAAATTGGGAGAAACAAGAAAAAGGACATACCTGTCATGATGATTTACTAGCACCAGTATGTATTAAATCAGAATGTGTAAAAAGAAAGTTTGGAATTATTTCAGATAAAAAAATTAATTGGCCATTAATGACTAATTTAATTAAGGTAGATTTTAAACCTGATCCTGAATATTATTTTACAGTAGAAAGAGAAGATGGGGAAACAGTTCAAGTACATGCAAAAGATGTAAATAAAATAAAAGATCAACAAGAACTAAGAGGTTTAATAATGGCTCAAGCAGATTTTCCTCCTCCTCCTATAAAAGGAATGGATTTCTTTGAAATACAAAAAGCATTATTCACTACTCTTAGTACAGTGCAACCGGCTCCCGGGACCACACCTATGGAGATATTAAAGAAACATTTGAAAGATTATATACATAGTACAGAGGCTACAAGTCATAACTCTTTTAAAAGTGGTAATGTATTAAAAGATGATACTTATGCTTACTTTGTATACGATGAATTTTTTAATGATTTAAAAGATAATGAATGGAAGAAAGATTCTTCTAGAACTTCTTACATGATTGAAAAAATGTTTGAGAAAGAAAAAGACCATATGCCTAAACCGCAGTTTGGTAATAAGAAAAGATTTCCTGGTAAAGATAAGAAAACAGATAAACCTTATCCAGGTGTAAATGGTTGTGCAGTCATACCATTGTATTTATTTAAAAAAGATGAAGACGATGCTGACATAGTTGAATTAGCTGAATTTAAAAAACCAGAGGAAATTGTATAGTGATATATAAATATTTTGGTCCTCCAGGTACAGGTAAAACACATAAGCTAATTAGTAGAGCTAAGGCATATATTAGAGTAGGAACTCCATTAGATAGAATAGGTTACTTTGCTTTTACTAAAAAGGCAGCTAAAGTTGCTAAAGAAAGAATGCCAGTGGAAAATGATAAGTTAAATTACTTTAGAACACTTCATTCTTTTGCTTTTCAACAATTAGAGTTAAATGACTCTATGGTTATGCAACCAGACGACTATGTTAAAATAGGAAAAGAACTAAATATAAAAGTTAAACATTACGATAAATATAATCAAGAAGAAATTTTTTATTTAAACATTGATAGTCCATATTTTAAAATGATTGGTAAAGCAATAAATAGAAACATCAATATAAGAGAAGAATATGATAGAAGTGAACATAATAAAAAAGAAATAGAATGGTATGTATTAGATAATTTAGATAAAAATTTAAAAGAATATAAAAGAATTACAGGTAAATTAGATTTCAATGACATGATTGAAAGATTAATTAATAAACCTGACTTACCAAAATTTAAGACTATATTTATAGATGAAGCTCAAGATTTATCTCCATTACAATGGAAATTATTTGATAAATTAAAAGAAAATACAGAAGATATGTATTTAGCAGGAGATGATGATCAAGCTATTTTTGCGTGGGCAGGTGCAGATGTTGATAGATTTATTGAAGAACCTGGAAAAGAAAAAGTTTTAAAATATTCTAAAAGAGTATCTAAAGCAGTTCAAGAAGAATCTGAATTACCATTAGAAAGAATTAAAGGTTTAAGAAAAGAAAAAATTTATTATCCAAGAAACTATCAAGGTGAGTGTTTGAGAATAAATAACTTAGATCAAATAGATTTAACAAAAAATAGATATTTAATATTAACTAGAACAACACATAGATTATTGCAAATCACTGAAGAATTAAGAAAAAGAAATTTATATTATCAAAGTAACAAAGGTAAAAGTTTTCCTGTAAGATTATATAATTCATCTGTACACTATAATTCATGGTGTAGAGGAATAGAATTAGAAGATAAAGAAATAAAACAGATAGCTGAATTTACTGGTTTACCAAAAGAAAAATGGAATAATAATGTAGATTGGTTTGAAGCGTTTGAACAAACTAAATTATCAGACAGAATATATATTAAAGAAATGATTATAAATGGTGAAAATTTAGATGAAGATGCTCGTATATATGCTTCTACAATTCATGCAGCTAAGGGTGGGGAAGAAGATAATGTTATTTTATGTCTAGATTTAGGAAGAACAATAAAGAAGTCAGTTAAAAAAAGTGATGAAAAAAATGATGAGGAACATAGAGTTTGGTACGTAGGAGCAACACGTGCAAGAAACAATTTATATAAATTAAAAGGTAAAACAAAAAAGAATGAATACAAACACTTTAGCTAGATTATACAATAAGTATAAACAGAACGGGATAGAGATATTACTCAGCGGCGGTATAGCAGCGTCGTATAAAATTGATTTGGTTCTCGAATCCCAGACAATCATCGCCGAATCAATAACTGCTATAACAAAAGGAGAAACATGAGAATAATAACAAGTGACATACTAATAACAATAACACTAACATTTTTTATAATTAACATAATGGAGGTTTTAAAATGATAAAAATAATAGAGTTAGAAAAAAGAAAAGATAATTTTTTTGTTATCTACGAAAAAAATAATGAGACATTTACATTCAATGGTAATGCAGAAGAATGTTTAAATGAAATAACAGGAGAAAAATATGAGCAGTAAAGACATGTTTGATAAAGCTTTTCCACAAGATAAGCAGATAGGTGGGAGTCACTACAAAGATTTCCCTATTCAACCCTATGAGTTTATTTCAAAAAATAATCTCTCATTTTTTCAAGGCAACGTTGTGAAGTACGTTTGCAGGTACTTGAATAAAAATGGAATACAGGATATAGAGAAAATAATTCATTACTGTGAATTAGAAATTAAAAAACTGAAAGATACAAAAGGTAAAAAATAATGTTGATGCCAACTACAGAATGGGTAGCACCTACAGAATTTCCTGATCTAAGAAAAGCAGATGAGATTGCAATTGACTTAGAAACACGTGATCCAGATTTAAAGAAACTGGGTTCAGGGGCCATCATAGGTAATGGTGAAGTTATAGGTATAGCTGTTGCTGTAGATGGATATAAAAATTATTTTCCAATAGGTCATGGTGAAGGACCTAACATGGATAGGGATAAAGTATTGAGGTGGTTCAAAGATGTTTGTGAATCACCTGCTACAAAAATATTTCATAACGCCATGTACGATGTATGTTGGATTAGAAATCTTGGTATAAAAATTAATGGTTTAATTATAGATACTATGATTGCAGCCAGTCTTATAGATGAAAACAGATTTCAATATTCATTAAATTCTTTATCTTGGGTTTATTTAAACAAAGGTAAAAATGAATCTTTACTTACCAAAGCAGCTAAAGAAAGAGGTCTAGATCCTAAAGCAGAAATGTGGAAGTTACCTGCAAGTGAAGTAGGTGGATACGCAGAAGAAGATGCAGCTCTAACTTTAGAACTTTGGAATAGATTTAAAAAAATTATTATTGAAGAAGACTTACAAGATATATTTAATCTTGAGACTGATCTTTTCCCTTGTTTAGTTGATATGCGCCACCTAGGTGTTCGGGTAGATATCGAGAAAGCCAATCAATTGAAAACAGTAATGGCAGTAAAAGAAGAAAACTTATTACAACAGATAAAAATAGAAACAGGAGTAGATACTCAAATATGGGCTGCAAGATCGATTGCAGAAGTTTTTGACAAACTGAAGCTACCTTATAGCCGAACTGAAAAGACAGACTCTCCCTCATTTACTAAAAACTTTATTTCTACACATAATCATCCTGTAGTACGTATGATAGCAGAAGCTAGAAAAATTAACAAGGTCAGTACAACCTTTATTGACACCATTTTAAGTCATCAACACAAGGGTAGAATACATGCAGACATTAATCAAATTAGATCTGATGATGGAGGAACGGTTACAGGTAGATTTAGTTATTCTAATCCTAATCTGCAACAGATTCCAGCACGTGATCCAGATACAGGCCCATTGATAAGAAGTTTATTTATACCTGAAGAAGGTTGTAAGTGGGGTACATTTGATTACTCACAGCAAGAACCAAGATTAGTTACACACTACGGTATAAGATTTGATTATGAATCAGCAGAAACAATTGCAGAAGCATATCATAATGATCCTAATACAGACTTTCATAAGTTAGTAGCTAAATTAGCTAACATAGATAGAAAAGAAGCTAAGACAATTAATCTTGGTTTATTCTATGGTATGGGTAAAGCAAAATTAATGAATGAATTAAGTGTAACTAAAGAAAAAGCTGATGAATTA